TAGGCACTAAAAGCGCATCCATAGCTTCTCTAGCAGCTTGAATATCCTTTTGGTAGCTTCTACCTTCAAATGACTTTTTACCTACGTCATAAGAAGAAAGGGACTCCATGTCAGCGAAGTCCCCTATACAAATAATCACGTCAGGCTTTTTATCAACAATATATTTACCTATAGAAGAAAGGAAGGCAAAGTCATTACCATCCTTTGCTTGCACATCAGGCAAAACAAAATGCGTTCTAGTTGTCAATTTAAACTCCAGCTTGTTAGCTAAAAATATAAGCTAACATAATTACTTGTGCTTGTAAAAGCTATTTTGGTTGAAAATCACCAAGCAACCCTCTACCAATAACTGCACCAGCAGGACTAATCTCAGGACTTGTGTATTCGCCACCAGTTAATAAACGTCTTTGCAAATCTTCAAAGTTTTTAAGACCTAATTGAGTAGCACCGTATTTAGATGCTGCGCCAACCATAGGAGCAATAACTGCACCAGCAGGACCTAATAAAGAAGCGCCAAGATATGAACCACCAGCCCCAGCAATAACACTAGATGGACTTAACTTACCAGCCCAACGTAAAGTGTTTTGTATTGGACCGCCTTTAGCAGTTTTAATAATGTCAGCTTGTTCTTCTTTAGTAAAAGTTCTCATCAACTTTTTATTGTCAGCAAGATTAACTAATTTACGTCTTAAAGCATTTTCCATTCCTGATTGAGAATAATTTGCTTCTGAACGCAATTCAGCGCTATTAAATATATCATCTAATATCTCGCCTTTTTTAGCTTGACTATAAAATTTACGAGCATCTTTTAGCACGCTATTTGCATTTGTGTTTTTACCAGCCATAATTTGATTAGGTTGTGCATTTTCAACAAAATCGTCTAGCTTTTCAATCATTACTTGAGCTAATCTACGTTCATCTGCATTAATACTAGCAGCAGGTGCTTTTGCTACCTTTCTTAATGTTTCAACATTTTGCAATGTTTTTGGAGTTCCGTCTTTTACCAATCTATTGATTGCAGCATTAATATTAGGATGCAAGTCTTTATCAAAACCTTCTTGTTTTAAAGTGGTTTGAATATCAATAGCATTTTTCTTAAAAGCATTATTTTTAAATTGAAAATCACTAAGTTTTGCAATGTCATACTGTTCACTAGCTTTAGCTTTTAAATCATTAACAGATGGCTTTTGAGTTAATCTGCTTGTAGCGCCAGCAGCAAAAGGAGCAGAAGCTAAACCACCAGCAAGCATACCTAGTATTGGACTATCTGTAGATTCACCAACAACTTGAGATGTTGTTCCAGCAGGTACAGATGCAGCTAATTGTCTACTTGGTGCTTGTGATAACTGTTCAGCAATATTGCGACCTGTTTGTGTTTGAGCAGTAGTTGCTAGTTTACCCAATGCACCAATTTGACCGCCAACACCACCTAAAGCACCACCACCTGAAACTAATCCACGTTCAAGCATTGATTCTGGTTCTGGCATCCCTGCTTTTGTTAATAAATTTTGGATAGCTGTGGATGGGTATTGTGATTGATATTGTTTTGGTGCTAATGCATTATATCCAGCAGTCAGTAAATCTCCAGCAGGTACTGCTAATGAACCAGCTAATGCACCTACAGGACCAGCAACCATTCCACCGCCAATAGCGCCAACAGTAGGAGCAGCAAGACCACGAGCCAACATACTTGCACCACGACCTACTTGCTCAGATGCAGTTCTTTCAGGTTTAACATTAACTGGAGGCGCTGCAATAGGCTCTGGCTCTGGTTGAGATTGAAATTGTTGTTTAGCATAAGCTAATACTTCAGCTTGTGAAGCGCCAGCAGGTGCTGTTACTTCATAAGTCTTTCCATCTGGAGATGTAACTTCAAAAACTGGCATTATCTTTTCTCCTTGATAGACCACTCACCTTGCTTTTTAAATCCTTTAACTACATTAGATGGACTTAATTGGTTTTGTTCAGCAATAGAGCCGTACTGTTGGTCGTAAGATGTTTTTCTACCTTCAGCAGCACTATATAATTTTGTAGATAAATCTAAGAAATCTTTGCGTTGGTCAGGACTTAATTTTTGACCAGTTTTCAACATATTATAATAGTTTTGCGCTCTATCAATTGCACCTGTTGCAGCCATTGCCATACCTAATTCAGATTCACGAACTACTGAACCTGGGTCAAGTAACTTCATAAATTTAGTAGCACCAGCCAAATCACCTGCTGGAGATTGTTTGCCTAATGAAGTTTTGATTGTGTCATAAGCATTTTGAACTTCACCAAATATCTTAACTTCAGGAATTGCAGTATATTCTTTACGCAATGCTTGCTCATCTTGGAATATTTGACGAGGACTCATAATTACAGTTGATGGTGGTGCAAATTGAGTTTCTTTTCTAATTTTATCATCATAAATTTTTAATGATGGGTCATTAGGATTTTTTGCTTTTATTTCATCTCGTCTTGCAATTAATCTATCTAAATCTGTTGAAGTTTGTTCTTTCGGAGCTGTTCCTTGAACTAAATCATAAGTGCCATCAGCTTTTTGTTGGTATCTTCCAACAGAAGGTAAGCCAGCAGACGCTTGTTCTTCAGGTGTTAATAGTTTTGCTTTTTCTTTTGGAGCTGCAAATTGACCTTTTACATATTCTGTTGGAGCTAATGTAGCAAGCAATCTTTCTCTTGGGTCTGTGATGCCACCTAGCAATTGCTCTTGAGCCATACGTTGCTCTTGTTGACGTTTCATATCAGCAATCTTTTGCTGTGCTTCATAGTCTTGTAAACCACTTCTAATCGTTTCTTGACCAGACTGTAAGCCACCAGCTAATGCACGACCAATGTAAGGTAATGCAGAACCGTAACCTTGATTTTTAGGTTGAGCAAGATAACCAATAGCAGCATTGACTAAACCTGTTGTCATCGCTCTGCCTTGCAACTTCTTAGTTTCTTCCTCGCCTAATAAACCTTGATAGTATTCAGGTGCTTCAAATAAATTAAAAGCCATTATCTATTACCTCTCTTGCGTGTATATACTTGACCAGTTTGGAATGGTTCAAATTTAGGTGGTGTTCCTGTGATTTGAGTACCACCCATATTACTTGCTACAGGTCTAGGTGTATTGCTCATGTTGCTTAAAATGTTACTTACACCAACTAAGTTTTGTGGAGTAATGTTATCTCCTAATTGAGTTTTAGCTGTATCAAATATGCTGTTTGCACCTGTACCAATTTGAGATAATAAGCCTTCATTACCTGTGTAAATAGGATTGCCTGCTATATTAGAAAAGTACTCAGGATTGTATAATGTAGAGCCACCACCAATTGTTTTTAATCCAGCACTTTCAATAGTTCCCATGCCAGGCATTTTAGACAATCCCATTGCTTGATTAAATTGAGCAGCACCAGAAGCATTAGCGCCCATGCCTGCACCAGCAGAAGTTAAGCCTGAACCACCAGCAGCGCCACCGCCTAGTAAGCCACCGCCACCTAAGGCAGATCCTCCAGCGTAGCCCATAGTACCGCCAATTAATGCACCCTTTAAAGGTTTTTTAGGATTGGATAGTGCGCCAACACTAGCTCCAATCATCGCCATGGTAAACGGATCAAGCATATTAAGCCCCTCTCACTTTGCCTACAACGTAGCACAATGGTTCTAAAACAGCACGATAGATACGACCTAATAGGTCACGCTTACCGTTACGCATTTCTTTATATACGTCTGCTGTACGATGTCTAGCAACGTGTTCAAGAGTCTTACGAACAACCTTACTAAAGAAGCCGTCTTTCTTAGCGAAAGTAACCAATGGTAAGAATAGTGTGTGATAACCTTTTTCAATCGTTTTAGCGTTAGGCATACGTTGTGATTGTAATAACCATACACGGTTACGGAATGGAGCAGTACCATAAAACTCATTCATCATTGAGCAAACAATCTTGCCACCACCAGAACCTTGTTGTGATGATTGAACTACAGAACCAGCAGGAGCGCCATAAACAGCACCAAGCAAATTAGATAGTTTTTGGTAAGGTAAGTTCTGTTCAAAGTCAAAGCGAGCAATGTCACCTTGTAGAGCAGCCTGTTGGTAATCCTCAGCAGATTGACCTACATCACGTAATTGAGCAATATCAGCGTAATCAGCTTGTGCAAGTTGAGGTGCGCCAGCAGCAGCTTGTTCTTGACGACCACGTTCAGCACCATAGTTTTGATAAGCCAAATCACCAGCTTTATTAGCTAATGCACCAGCCAAAGTATTGCCAGCACGATTAAACAAGTTCTCTTGTGCGCCTGAACCGTAACGACCAGCTTGTGATGCTCCTGATTGAGCAGAGTTAATAGCATCAAAGTATTGTTGTGTAGCAGCAGCACCAGCACCACTCATTGCTTGGTTAAAGTAAGGGTTATTAGCTAAGTATTGACCGCCAATAACATTTTGTTGTTGTTGTTGAGCAGCAGGTAATAAAGGATTGCCTTGTAAGGCACGATTTTGTTGTGCTTGTAAACCTGCTTGTGTTTGCTCAGATGGGCTGATGTATGTTTGACCAGGGTAGTAGTTAGGCACACCTGATTTATATAAGTCTACAGCTTCATTCAAGCCGTACTGAACATAAGGTTTGAGCATAGGGTCAATACCTTGTACTTGTGTACCTGATGAACCACCGCCACCGCCTTTACCACCGCCACCACCTTCTAATGTCATACGTTTACCAATAGGTTTAAACGCCATCTCAGGTAGCATATCAAAATGATTATATTGCATTGTCTTTTCCTTCTATAGGTAACTCGTAGAACATAAATTTAGACTTGAAACCGTCTTTACTAAATACTTTTTTCCAACCTGTACGACCAAATGATTCTATTGTTTTACAATTAGCATCTTTAGCAAAACTTCTTAATACAGACAACATTTCATCTTTCCACTTAGAAAGCTCTATGCCACCTGTAAAGTGCATTATTAAAGATCTCATCTGTGGGTATTCAACTATCTCAGTTATTACAGCACCGTATATCTTGTCATCGTAAGCAATCCATAACTGCTGACCGCCTTCTTTAAACGTCTGCCTTATATCATCTGCTGTGTAACGACCATGTGTGTATTTAGCAGCACCTTCTATATAAGTTTCGATGTCTGCCCATACTTGGTCTATATCAAGAATTGCGCTTATCTTCATTAGCCCACCACAATATACATATACTCACATACATGAGCGTTAGAGTCATGGTTAATAATTGCAGAACCTTGTGAGCGTGTACCTACCCAAAGTTTAGCCATCTCTGATGCAGCTTTATCATCCATAGGAGTAAAGATAATTGCTGAGTCAAAGCCAATACGTTCGTTGTAGATTGTAGTAGTAGTTGTAGATGCTGTTGTTGAGAAGTAACCTGTGTTATTAGATTTACCATCAACTAAGTTATTAACGACTTCAGAGATTTCACGAGGTTGTGCGCCAGCAGGATTGAGTTTCCTATACTGATTATTAACAATTGTCATCTTGTACCTTGTTGTGTGATTTCAATATCAACTGCCATAATGTTTGACCATTGGTCGCCAGTAGGTACAATTGATAAACGATGATACTTACCGCTACTACGTAATGATACTCTATTTTCACTTGATGCTGGTACATAACTTCCATACGTAGGAACTTGATTTAATAGAGTTCTTGATGCAATAGCTACGTTAGCAGAACCATTGTCTACAATAGGTCTAGCAAGCGTTACTACAGAAGTAGCTTCTGAACCAATATCACCTGTGTTAATAGTTGCTGTAGCGTTAGCACCTGTGAAAGTTACAATCTTGTCATCACGTACACCAGCAGATAAGAACTTACCACCTGACCATAAGTTATCATCAAGAGATGTAGTCATTGTGTCTAATGTACGATTGGCAGCAGCAGCAGCTTCTAGGTCAATTGCTTCACCTGTACCTGAACCTACACCTGTCGCTGTAAATCTTGCACCTACTACGTTGACTTCAGCACCAATTAAAGTAAAGTTTGTTGTACCTAAAGTAGTGATTGTGTAAGACTTGCCTACTGTAAATGAACCTGCTGTTACGTTGTAGTTATCGTCTAAGCCTTCTAATGTAAGACCAGCAGCAGCAATATTAGATACATGGTCAACATCTGTATCAGCATAAGACCATTTTTGCACTTGCCAGTTATAAATTAGTAATGACCGACCACCAAATACGTTAATAAAGTCCCATACGACTAACTTACGAATAGGGTCAACTGTTGCTGACATTTGGTCAAACTCAGATGGGTTAGCATTACTAAAGAACCAATTATCTACTTTCTGTGTACCAATAGGAGTAACTGTAGAACCATCACATGAGTAGAAACCATCATCACTCAAGAAGTAAGTAATGTTTCCGTACTTAGCTACAGAGTTACCTTCTAAACATCCTAAGCCACGAGAGATTGTGTCGAACTGAAAGAAGTAAGGTGAACCAATGTAAGTCATACGAGCTACAGCACGTTCTAATAAGACTAGACCGAACTCACCACCTGTAAGACCTGTAATGTTGCCACCGTCTGCAATGATTTGGTAATCAGATTGTGATGTAGCACCACTCGTCCAATCGGACTCATCTGAAATATCACTCCACTGAATTTTGTTACCATTAGAACCTGAATCTAAGTTAGCAGCCACCACAAAGTCACGTACTACTGTTACGTATTTAGCAACAGGAGCAGCAGCAGCTAAGTCTGCAAATAATGAGCTTGAGCCTAGTGTAAAGCCTTGTAGCTTGTTTACGTTGTTAGCAGCAATAACTGTGTTACCAAATTGGATAAAGTTCCATTTAGACACACCTGTGTAATTGCCTGATTTAGATACGTTGTCCATGCCTAAATCACTAGAGTCAAACTTAAATAACTTAGTAGAACCACCAGAAAATACTGTTGTTGTAGCTGCAAAACGACCTGCAAATACGTTGTTAAGATTCTCACTAGCAGCAGCACTATAATTTACAGCAGTAGGAAATGGTGAGTAACCAATCGCTGTAGGCACTACATTTTTAGCTACAGATAAGTTCTCAGCTATGCCAGGAAGGTCAGGAGTCCATTCTGTAAATGTTACTCTTTGAATAGCCATTTAAACTCCTAAAGTTTCATAATATAAGCTAAAGCATAGTATGGTGGAAGGTTAGCGTTAGTTCCACTAGAACCTGTAGAATTTGTTGTAAATGTATGTGTGTGATTAGCAACAGTAGATGTTAAATTTCCAGCTGTACTATTGCCAAAATAAGCACCATTAGAAAGAGCTGTTGTAAGCGCTCCACTATCTCTGCCATATCTACCATCGTATGTTGGCACGCCAGCACCCTCAATATGATTATGTGAGCCAGCAGCGTCTGATGTTCCTGTGTGTGTATGAGCTACGACAATAGCATCTGCACTACCACCAGTTCCACCTACTGAATAAGTAGAGCCTGCACCAACTACAAAACGATTGCGTAAGTCAGGTGTACCACTTGAGCCATTACATAATGCCCATCCGCTAGGAATAGATGCAACTGAACCTGACCACAACATAATCATGCCAGATACAAAAGCAGCTCCCCATTCAGGAGAAAGGCCAGAACCACGAGATAGCAATGCTTGACCTGCTGTACCAACAGAACTATTAGCTGTTAATGTGCTACTTACTGTTAAGTTGCCACCTACAACAAAGTTATCACCGTCTGCACCTGTCTGCATATCCTTAATCTGTGCCATTACGTCACGAATAGCATTGTTAATGCCTGAAGGAGCGCAACCTTCGTTAATGTCAATACCACCAACGTCAGTATTATCAGCAGGTGTAGCTGACCATTCTGAAACTTTATTCTTTGCCATGTTTTAGCCTTTTCTATACCAAGTATTGTTGCTTACGGACACATCTGTCCAAGTATTACTTCCTACTGTTGAATCTGTCCATGTGTTTTCACCTGCCGGTACTACAGTCCATGTATTTTCACTTGCACTAACAGGAGTCCATGTGTTTTCATCGTAAGTTGTATCTGTCCATCCTTCACCGATAATACGACCATTAACTACAATTGTTGCAGTTGCGTTAATAATAGCATTAGCAAATCGTGTGACACCAGCAAAAGCAGTTACATCAGCATAACAGTCAATATTTGCAAAGCCTGAATATTCAACACCACCTAAAGCAGTTACAGTTGCAAAGCCGTTAATTACACCTGATGATGTTCTAATTCTAATTGCATCAGATGATACTGTTGCATTGCCTGTAATTGCACCTGAGCTAGTTCTAATACGAATTGAGTTAGAAGTGACTGTAGCTGTACCATTTACACTAGCATTACCAGCATAAATAGCTATAGAGCTTGCAGAAACGCTCGCCAACGCATTAATTTGACCGCTTGATGTCCTAACTCTAGTTGCATTAGCAGAAACACTTGCAAGTGCATTTATGTATGCCTGTGCATTTCTAATTGCATCTGCATCTGCTGTAACTGTAGAAAAAGTTGTAATTGATGCACTATTTGTTCGTATTGCATAAGCATTAGCAGTTACAGTTGCATCTGCTGCAATAGATGCTGAACCAAATATTTCTGCTGCCGCTACTAAAGTTGAAAAAGGTACTTGAGCAAAAGCAGCTATACCAAACATAAACTACTCCAATACTGGTAACGATGCAGCTTTAAGCTCATCTAGTGTTGTCATTGTATCTACTTGGCTAGTAGCATCACGTAATGCTTGTTTTTTAGCTTCAATCTGTGCTAATACTTCAGGATTATTTAGGTTGCGCAATTGCACTACGTCTAAAGACTCAAGCATAGGTTTACGTTCTGTACGCAAACGGTCTTTAGTAATGTCTTTAGCTTTATCAAAGTTAATTGTAATCATGCGTACTCCCATGCGTTACGGAATGTTCTATCTTCAGGAATGTCTGATACATCAACGATTTTAAACTCAACGCCAGCAGGTACATCTTTAGCTGCAATTTCTTCAATTGTTAAACCACAATCAGGTGCTGGTACGATGACGCAAACTCCATTATCGCCACTAGGATATATTATTCTCTTATCCATCATTTTCCTTTAAATACTTAATTGCTTTAATAAAATTTTGTTCATTTTCTTTTAATGCAGAAATTCCAATATTACATTGCCTGCATAAAAGACCTCTTATTTTTCCTGTTGTGTGATTATGGTCTACGCATAAAGTTTTAAACTCATTTTCAACTTTGCATTTTGAACACGTATAAAATTTAATCAACTTGCTACACCATCATCTGTTGGGTAAATAATACGTTCGTTCATTTTTATTCCTTATCTGAATACTGATGCATTTACAACTGATGGGTCATATTGCGATGAGCCATATCCAGCAGTTAATACTACTGATGATGTTAAATAACTAGAAGCATCACAAGATACTGACCGTGTTACTCCACCTGCGTGAGCAACTGTTGTTACTACGCTGTAATTAGCATCAGACATTGAAGTTGTAAAATTAACTCTATAACTACCTGTGCCTTGGTCTGTAATGCTAGACACATTACCACTAGCGCGAATAGCAACAGTTCCTTGACCGTTAAAGTTTACCCAAGCACGACATCCGTATGCTGTAGCTACTGAGCCGTAGCCAGAGTTAAATTGTAATAGTCCATTAGAAGTAATACGCATACGTTCTGCTAAAGGATTTGATAAAGCTCCTGTATTTTTAGAACTAAAAACAATGTCAGCAGAATAATTGTTATCTATAGCAATAATAGTAGCTTGTGCTGGATTTGAAGCTGCTTGCGCTTCTGATTGATATGGTCTGAAATATATTCCTGTTTGACCACTGCCACCATCTACAGATTGTATAGTTAAAATAGTAGGTGATGCAGTTGTTGAATTATAAAGATTAAGCCTTCCAAGAGGACTAGCAGTACCAATACCTACATTACCACTAGCATCTTTATATATTTGACCAGAGCCAACATTAATAACTGATGTATCTCCTGTAAATCCATTTATTGCAGGATTTGTTAGCGTTTTGTTAGTTAATGTTTGAGAGTCAGATGTTCCAACGACAACTCCTGCCGGAATTACTTTTTGAGCCGCAGAGCCATCAATATTTCCACTTGCATCAGACAACACAAAGCTAGATGCAGCGATTCCTGACAATGTATTATTGTCTGCACTAATAGTTTTGTTAGTTAATGTTTGAGCTGTTTCAATATCAACAGATTTCTCAGCAGGATATGTACAAAATACAAATTTACTACCTGCACTAAAGTTTACTAATGAACCACTATTAGATGATTCTAAAACAGTATCACGAGATAATGCGCCAGCACTTACAGTACCAATACCAACTTCCCACTCAGCACCACCTTGGATGGTGTAGTAAGTAGTATTAGTGTTACCAATAGCACTAGAAAATGTTTGAAAGCCTGTAACAGCCCCCAACAAAGTAAGCGAACCTGTGCCAGTAGTAGTAGAGGTTTCTTGTACTCTGTCTTTAACTACTAATGCCATATTCTATCCTTACGCTAATGTTACTGAGAGTGAGCCTGATGCAATCTTAAAAATATCGCCAGTATCAATTGTTTTACTTGCGTCTAGTGCAGTATGATATAAAAGATTACCACTAGTAGAAGCATCCATAAGACCAATCCAGCCAACAGTACCCCAACTACCAGTAGCTTGAGGAAAAGTACAATCAGCGTTAGACAATACATTTCCACTTGTTCCTGATGCTGTAGCAAAAGTAACTGAAGTACGAGCATAAGAGCCACCTGATACTTCTGTACCTGAATTAGCGTCTGTAGGGTCGCTTGTATATAAAGCTACGTAGATTGTTGATGGTGCTGTATATGTTGTACCGTTTAAAGTGCCATTTAATAGAGCGTTCTCTAAGTAATTGCTCATTTCTGCCATGATATGTCCTTATCGTAAAGTTACGTTTAATGCTGTGTTAGGGAATTTCTTACCAATGTCGCTATTCATAATGTTTAAGATAGCTCTGTCATACATCGTAGCCCATACTTGAATACGTGCATCGTTCATTAAGTAAGGCTCTGCCTCTGCTAGTGTTGCGTATAGTAACGCATCAGGATAGTTAGCTAGATATAAGTTACTTGATACAGTTGATGAGATGAATGTTGGTTCTGCGTAGTAAAGCATCTGTAAGACTTGTTGACTATCAGGTGCAGGTGCAAATTGGAACTCATAACCAATAATTGTGTAGTAGTAAGGTAAACCTGATGTTGTTGTGAGCATATCACGGAAGAACTTATCAGGACTTTCATACTCTAGCGTGATTGGTGGGTTGCCTTGAAAGTGTAACTCACGCATCTCTAAGAAGTCAGTAGGAATCTCTACTGTGCCATCTGTCGCTGTTGTAGTGGCTACCTTTAACATCTCACGAGTTCTTAAATCACGACTCATACGTTGTTGTGCAAGCATGACGAATGTAGGAATGACACTTGTTAAATCACTACGAGCAAGATAACTTTCAACCGTAGACACTAGGTCATTGTAAGATGCTAAAGCCATGTTTATTCCCTTTTAACTAATACTATTATTCCATTGTTAATTGATATGTGTTTAATAATGTCAAATCTATTTGACAGTTTCTTTTCCCACCAATCCCAGTTCTCTTGAGTTAAGTGAGCATTGCGACCATCAGGTAAGATTTTCTTAGCTGCACCTGTATGGATAGTAAATATTCCGTATGCAAGCACTAAACGCTTCAAGTCATCTAGTACATCATCAAGACAATTAGGTTCAATATGCTCTAATACGTCTATACAAGCTACTAACTCACATGGTTCAGGTGTTGCATCCCACAATGGATTGCTTGGTTCGTACGGAGTGTATATAACGCGCTCCGTTAAACTGTCCTTTAAACGGCATTTCCCTGCGCCATAGTCCAATAACTCTTTAATTTGGTACTGAGCTATCACCATGTCCACAATCGGGGCGTATAGCGTGCTAGAAACACCGTATTCAGGATTCTTATGCAGTTCTGCTTGCATACTTTTGTATTCGTCAGTAATTAGCATTGCTTTTCTACTCTACGAATGACATCAATCCACTCTGCATCATCTTGATAGATTAAACGCATACTGCGATACCAAGGCATACTAGGCTGTGCATAACGCCATTGATGACGTTTAGGTACTAGACACCATGTTTTAACGCCTAAAGCTGCTGCACAATGTAAAGCAGTAGTAGGAACACCCATTACCATGTCTAAAGATGCAATTAAAGCAGCAGTATCATCGTAATCTTGTGATGTAATAGCTTCATCAAAGTACAAAACACCGTCAATACGTTCTTCTAGGTCATAATCTAGACAGACTAGCTGAATATCTTTGCGTTTCAGTAACGGTGCTAAGTCATCAGCAGTTAATTTACGACCTTTTGAGTTTGTTGCCTTCTTACCACCATGAGTTGTTATACCTATGTAGGTTTTCTTTTCGTTTAAGACTGATTTCCACTCATTTACTTTGCTTTCATCAGCTACCAAGTAAGAAGTTCCAGGAAAATCCTTATTTGTGAATCTATAGAACTCAGGTAAGCCACCCATTGCACATCTAGCATCTATCTCAGCCTTCTCTAACCACTCAGGATGGTCTACTTTGCGTGTACCATGCACCTCAGCGTTGGGAAAACTGCGTTTAAATAGCGTTTCTAAGCGAGGGTCACAGTCAATAATAACGTGCTTGCTGTCTCTGATGGCATCGTTGATACATGAGCCGTAAAAGATTTCATCTCCAAGTCCTTGTTCGCCATAAATAACAAGGTTTCTGCCCTTTGAGCCATTCCATCTAGCTTCGTCACCGTAGATGAGTTCTTTTCTGAACTTACCACCGAGAGATTTATTCCATTCATGCCAGCCTTCTTTCCACTCGCCTCTAGCTAAGTAACAATGTGCTAGGTTTAGTTGGGAGTTTAAGTCTGTAGGATTACAGTCTAAAGCAGTTCTAGCTGCCTTCTCTGCATCATCCCATTGTGATAACTGTACTAACGTAGCAGACATATTAGAGTAAGCCATGGCGTAGTTATTATCTAACTCAGCAGACTTAATGAAGAACTTAATTGCATCCTCATACATCTGTAGTTCATGGCAAGCACGACCTAGTGAAGTCCATAGTGCTTTGTTACCTGGTTGCTCTTGTAAAGCTCTACGAAACATTTGGTAAGCAAAGACTGTTCTCTCTGACATCAACCAAATATATCCAAGGAAGTGCAATGTAGCTGCATCATCGGGATATTCTTCTAGTACCGTGTATATTAACGGCATAGCATTTTCGTAGTCATCAGCTTCAATTAACTGATGAATAGCGACCTGACATTCTCTTAATTCTTGTTTATCCATTATTTCACCATCGCAGTCGTAACTTTGAGGAACGGATATTTAGTATTAATTGCATTTAGCAATTCTTTTGTTTGGTCAGGGTTATTCATATCAATCCCCTGTTTTAATAATTCCATCTCAATAACTGGTGGAATACTTGCGTAATGCGCCCATTCTTCCTTAACGCCTTTTTTCCAAGCATCAGGGTTATCTCTCTTAGCTTTTACAGCAGCAAAGAAAGCGTCTAAATTCTGTGTTGATGTAAGTCGTACATCTTCCGTTACAGGGTCATAATCAAACGTCTGTGTAATTCCTGTGTTCGGATCGTAATCAAAAAATACTGACATTGTTTATCCTTTAGAAAGAGGGGATTTCTCCCCTCTATTCTACACTATAGACCTACGTTTTGTACTTTAGCGTGTGCATCTGGATTTTGTACAACAAGAGCGTACTCTGTTGTCAATAGCCATTTGCTTGAGTCACCAGTTTTAGCTAACTCTACTTTTTCCATTGGACGTAGTGATGCAAGACCAACATAACCTGGGTCTACGCACAATACAGCTTGGTCACGCATGAAGCGGTCAAGTTTAACTGTGTGATTACCAAAGTCAGAAACGTAAACGTCAGCAGCACCAGTAATAGTTGCTTGGTTTGTGCCTTGTACGTTGTTGAACTTAGTAGCGATACCAGCGAATGTTGAGAAACGTGCTTTGTTAGTAGCTGACATCAAGATTAATGATGGTTCGCCACCGTCTGTCCATGCTAATTGCAATGCAGATTTCAAATCAGCTTCTACGAATGTTACTTGTGTACCATCTGTAGGAGCAACAACTGTACCACCTGAGAAGCCAGGTGTTGTACCTGCTGTAGAACCTGTAGCTAACACACGGTTAGTAATCCATGATTCAATACCAGCAGTTGAACGTGCAGTAGAAGCGCCACCAGCAGATGATGCTTGGTTACGTACAATTGCATATTCCATGTCACGTTTAAGTTCTTTACCAGCTTTCATCAATTGGTAAGCAACTTCAGACTTACGACCGTATTTCTTAACTACATCGTATGTGCCTGAGATTTGAACTGTTTTGCTAGAGATTTGAGTGTAGTTACCCAAAACTGTTGTAGCAGCAAGAGTTGAGAATGATGAGTCATCGCCCTCAATTTTAGCGTTAGTTGCAGCAGCAGCTAAAGCATCTGTTTGCCATTGGTGGTAAGTTTGACCAGCAGACATACGTTTTGCTAATGATAGCAATGGTGTATCTTCTGGGCTAATATCAAAGATTACGTCTTCAAAAGATTCTGCAATACCCTTACCGGTATAGGTGTTGGTTGATGAAACAGCCATGTTTATTCCCCTAAATCATATTTTCAATTAATTTTTGTGCGTAATCAGATTTACCTGTTTTACGTAATTGCTCACGTACTTGACGGCTTGCTGATGTAGCTTCCTGTTTTGTATCTTTAGCACCTGGCTTCACGACAGGTTTAGCTTGTGACACTTTGTTCTTTGCAACCGAATTCTTTTGTAACTTGCGCCATTGCATAGCATCATGTAAGACCTTGACGTGTCGTGGGTCTACAATAGTGCCAAGCTCATCATCACTAAAGCCGTACTCTTTGCCTACAGTCATCAGTTCTTGGGTGGTCTCACGACTCCAATTGGGGATTTCCTTAGCTAGGATTTCTTTGCCTTGTGCGATTTTCTCTTGCATCTTAGCAGCTTGTGTCTGCTGAATTTGATGGGCTTTGGCTTCAAGCTCTGTAGCCAATTGACCACGTTGTTGTTGAAGCTGGTTATATGTAAAGAACAGTTTTTGCGCTTCTACGAAATCGTTATCGCTTAACTCTTGCCAGTTGACGTCATTAAAGGCTGCAAGTTGCTTATCGACTGCTGTTAGTTGCGCTACGTCACCAATCAACGCTTGCTGTAACTGAACTTGTTGCATAAAGACTTCCTCTTGGACTTTAACAGTCTGAGCGTATTCTTCTAATGCTTTACGTTGCTCTGCTACTTCTTGTGTTTTCTTGGTGTAATCTAGTCCTTGTTGGGCTAGTGCAATGACTTCATCAAGAGGCTTATCAAGCTCCTCACCGTTAATCTTTAGCTTTAGAGACTTGGGTTGCTCTTGCGAGTCCTCATCTTCCTCAGCTTCTTCATCTTCAGTTGGTTCTTCATCATCACCTTCAGTTTCTTCTGATTCCTCAGCTTCTTCCTCAGGTACTTCCTCTATCTGCTCCTCCTCAGGTGCATCTAAGTTAATAGATTCATCATCAGATACTTCATCGAGCATAGCCATCAACTTATCTTGTGGCGACTGCTCTAAGG